TCATCATCATTGTTTCCTTGGGAATATCTTAGGATGTCTTTTATCGGGATGGAGAATATTAGGTATGTTGATAATATTGAATCGTTTCCTATAAAGCTAGAAAGAGTAGTTATCGGGGCAGATTTTGCTATTTCTGGTGTTATAGGTGCTGACTATACAGTTTATACAGTTTGGGGGAGAGATGTTAATAAAAATTTGTACCTTTTGCATGTATGGCGAAAACAAGGCGCTAGCCATAACGAACAAATTAGTCAGATTATAAATTTAGATAATAGGTTTAAACCTAATAAGATAATTTGTGAATCTAATGGGTTCCAGAAGATTTTGGCTGATATGGCAAAACAAAGGGGATTAAAAAATATTGAAGAATTTGTCACTACATCTGGTGTAAAAAAATCACTTTATGAGGGTTTACCAAGTTTATCTGCTTTATTTGAAAGGGGACAAATAAAATTACCATACAGTGTAGATGAAGATACTCAGAATACGACCAATTGGTTATGCGGAGAATTTAATTCCATAACTTTTAATGAAGATAATAGTAGATTAGAAAGTTCAGACCAAAATGATGATGGAGTAATGTCATCATTTTTTGCTATTAATGAACTAAGAGAGAAGGATCGAAGACTTGAAATGTTCATGATATAATTGTTAATTGGTAAAAATTTATTAATTTTATAGCCTTAATTTCGTAACTAATGTCAGTACTAAACACCAATTTCCTAGAGGAATTATTTCGACTCTTCTTCCTGAAGAAATCAATATTAGAAAAAGTCGTCCCACATCTCCGCTATCAGTACCTTCCCTCTCCTGAATTAAAACAAATTTACAAAGATATTACCTCATCCTATTCTTTAACAGGTATTGTTCCTACATTTGGAACTGTATATGAGAAGAATAAGGATAACGATTTATTAATCACAGTACTCACTCGTATAAAGGAGAGCGAGATAGTAGATCCACAACCTTTACTACTGCAGTTAGAGAAGTACATAAAAGATGTAAGATTTCAAGAGCTATGGGAGAAAGTAGTAGATACACATCAAAAAGGAGATCATGAAGAGGCCGTAAGGCAAATGGCTAAGGGTAGTCAGGATATTGTAGAGTTTTCAATCCTAAAAGATAATGGTAATTTCCTGAGGGTGTTCAACGACTTTCAGAAGGTACAGTTAGATAAGCAGATACGTAAGGAGGAGAACTTAGTAAGTAATGAGAAGATACCATTTGGGATATTGCCATGTGATATAATTACAAATGGCGGCAGCGATCGAAAGGATACCACTCTATTTATACTTAGGTCAGGGGTAGGTAAATCTACTGCATTAAAACATCAAGGAATGACTGCTTGCAGGTTGGGGTATAAAGTTTTACACGTACAGTTAGAAGGCAGCGCAGAAGAAGTATTTGACAAATATACTCAGGCATGGTCGGCATTAAGTTATAATGATGCTAAATCAGGTAATATAGCCGAGGACACATATCATAAGTTATTGAGTGTAGCACATGAAATGTGTACTATGGAACAAGATATTTGTATAAAGTCTTTTGAAAGGTTTGATGAGGCTTCCATGGTTGACGTAAGGGATGCCGTAGTTGAGTATATAAAAGAATTTGGATGTGCTCCTGATATGCTTATTTTAGACAGTATTGACCTTGCTACACCAGGGGATGGTATTAAGTATGGTGCTGATACACAGAGTGTTAAGATGAAAATCCAAAATTCATGCAGGAAATTTAAGAATATTTGTAATGAATTTGATATGAGGGGCGTTACTGCTACACAGACAGGAGACGTCCCTATTGATATTTGGGGAGACCCTGATAAGTATATCACGAGGAGTAATTCAATGGGGGATAGGAATATAGTTAACTCCTTCTCATTTTGTTTTACGGGGAATCAGACTCCGGACGAAAGTAAGAGAAATGTAATGAGAATATATATAGATAAGAGCCGTTATTATGATTCAGGAAGTAGGATTTTCCCGATCTGCACCAACTTTTCTGTAGGTCGTTTCCAAGATACTGCAAGAACTTATAAAGTGTTTAAAGACTTGTATACCAAATAGTTATGAATAAAGACAAGATAGTAAAAGAATTTCACCTAAAGAGATTCGGGTCAAAGGAATGGATGAGAGGCGATTTATGCTGCCCATCATGTGGTAAGAGCGATAAATTTGGAGTATTATTTGTAGATAATAGCGGAGTAACTAGATGTTTTTATTGTTCACAATCGATACCTTTATGGAAGATATTAAAAGATATTGGTAGGTCAGATTTACTAGATTGGGAGTTTGAATACACCGGCAAAATTTCGTTAGCACCATTGAAGAAGGTAAATGATAAAGAAGAAGAAAAGGCCGTTGATTTACCTATTGGGTTTGTCAGGACAACTAATTCACCTTATTTATGGAATAGAGGGTTTACACCTGAACAATTTGAGCAATTTAAAGTTGGAGCCGCACCACTTGATCCACGTACTGAGGATAAGGTTGTATTCCTTATTTACCAACAGGGTAAATTAGCAGGGTGGATGGCTCGCAGTGAGCACTCAAAAGAATGGCATCATGAAAATTTGAGGAGGCACAAACAATTTAATGATCCCTTGGTTTTGCGGTACAGAAATTCCAATAATGATTTTGCTAAGATGTTAGGTGGTATTGATGAGGTAACTGAAAACACATCAACACTAATTTTAGTGGAGGGTTTATTTGACAAGGCAAATTTAGACCGTCTAATGGGTTTGAATGATGCTGAGGATATAAAGTGTTGCTATACTTTTGGAAGTGATCTGAGCGTGGAACAAGTAGCTCTAATACCTAAAACGGTTGACCAAGTTATATTGATGTATGATAAGGGAACTATACATAGTATGAGGGAAGCTGGAGGCAGATTAATGTCATTATTTATGGTAAAAGTGGCGTTAATAGAGGATGAAAGTGTTGATCCTGGTTGCATGTGTAAAAAATATTTATCACGGTTACTTTCTAATCTGAAAGAATTTATTTATTTTTATACGTCTTTACAAAATTAAGTCCAAAATGGGAATTTACGAGGATGCACAACGTGCACATAAACAACAAGAAGAAATCAGTAAATCATTTTTCAGTGGTGAATCTACTGTAGATTTAGTGAAGCGTATTGAGACAGAAATCATGAAAGGTAAGAAGGCCGCATTAGGAGAGGTAAGAATGTATAGTGGTGTGGCATGGAAGAAAGTCAGCGAAACAGGCAATCCTAATAAAGATTGGCAGCGTGTGAAGAAAGGCGAGGAAGTTAAATCTGAAGAAACTAAAGTTGAAGAAAAGAAAGATGAAAACTTTTTAGGTGCTTCATTACCTAATTTAGAGGGTAATATTATAGATTTAAAATTATTGTCAGTACAGTCAGGTCAAGCCGGTATTCCAATGAAAGTAAGGGTAGATTTGGCTAACAAATCAGTTGCTATAGAGAATAAAATAAAGAAAAAGATTGAGTCCATAGGTTTTGAAAAGGTTTTATCAAGTTTAAAATCTGGACAAAATTCACATCAAACTTTAGAATATTTTACAAAACATTTTGCTCCTTTAGAAAAGAAAGATGAAGTAAAGGATAAGGAAGAAAAAATAGATGATTTAGAAGAAGGATTCACAGATGGTCAGTTTGAGAAATTTGTATATGGCCATGAAAGTGACATCAAAGATAATATGAAGACATACGGGATAACTAAATTAGGGTTGACTAAAATTCATAATTATTTTGATTTTGCTAATGTGTTAGGCGTTGATACTAATGCTATTAAAAACATAGAATTACCTTATTACACTAAATTTTTACAAGGATTATTATCTTAAATAGTAAACTGAGTAAATAAAATAAATATAAATTGCATGGAACTTGTAACAAAATCTAGGGATCTTTCGCTAACTGATTTTTACTCAATCTTACAGAAGGAGTTTATTTCATACTATATAAGGTCAAAGACTTATCCACCTGAGTACGCTAAGAAGTATGAGAATTACTGCATATGCAAGAAGGAAAAGATTGAGAAGATAGGTCAGAAAAATTCATTACCATCTATATTCAACAGCCAAACTACAAAGGATAGATTTTTGGATCAATTCTTTAATGCTTATGGGTTACCTAATTTTGAATACAGAGACGACAATAGCCATAGGATTATGGGCAGGTGGGACAGTGTTTATTGGTTTGGAGAGGGTACAAGCGTAAAGGTAAGGGTAGATGGAGATATGGTTACAGCAGTAGTAATTAAGAATTTATTCACACTAGGTGCAGTTGTAGTTGAGATAGATGGAGTTACTAAACAGTTCAATTATGATTATGTAACTCGATTGATTACTGATAAAATAACCGGATTTTAAAAATAAATATAACTTTTATATTTTCGTATTAATAAATTTATTAATTTTACCGTCAAATTCAAACACCAATGGAAGACATCCAAAAATCAATAAACGATAATTTCAATGCCCAGAAAGAGTGGATTGAAAATAACTTCATGCAAGAAAGTGATATTATGAAAGGTAAAGCAGCCGCAATCGGCGAAGTACGTATGTATTCAGGTAAACCATGGGTCAAAGTATCCAACACCGGCAATCCTAATAAGGATTGGGTAAGACAGAAAGAAAGTTCTAAGCCAACAGCAGAGGCTCCTAAAGTTGAAAGTAAAGATAAGGAAATAGGTGATAAGAAAAATGGATTGTATGTCAGTATACCTAATGAACAAG